GTCGAAAGAACCAGCAGTTGTAGTACCATACTGAGCACCTGCAACAGCGCATGTATAGATTGTACGGATAACTTCACGGTTGATTTCAGCAAGAATCTCAGTAGAAAGAATGTTGCTCAATTCTGTTTCAGCATCCAAACCATGGATTGCCTTCAAGTCTTGTGCAAGTTCTAGTGAGTATTCAGCCTTCAAAGCACGGCTTTGAGCAGTTACAGTAACTTTCTCAATGCTGAATGCCATTTGGCCAAATGTGCTATCTGTGTCAGCACCCAAAGCTTCTGCGGTTGCAGTAGACATACCAATACCAGTTGTAACAGCGTTAGCAGTTGCAAAGTTTGTGAATACATTAGCGTCTGTGTCTTTAGAAGTATTGCCACGGAAACCGTATAGGTTGTTATCAGAACCAACACCAGAGAACTTGGTATTTGCTTCATTGAAGAACGCTTCGTTTGCGTTTGATGGACTACCTGATTGTGCGTTATAACGAGCACGCATTGCAAAGATCAAGCCTGTTGGGCCTGTCATTGGTTGAACGCCTGCAACATCATAAGCAATCATGTTTGGCAATGCACGGCGAACCAAGCTAATCAAGATTGGATCGTAGTTGGAGATGCCAGAACCTGTAACGTTTGTTGGTGCAGCAGAAACAGCAGTTTCATTCAACTGTTGTGCAGCAGCTGCCATTTCACGTTGTTGGTTTTCCAAAACAAGTGCTGTAACAGCTTTCTTGTATGGGTCTTTAATGGCTTCTAGACCTTCGTGTTCAAGGACTGGGGCCCATTTCTTTTGTAATTCTTCTGTTAGATACATTTAGTATTCTCCTTGTAAGTATCTTTAATTGGAAAATTTATTTATTTTGCCAATGATTTTGAGATGATTTGTGCGTACTGTGCAATTGAAGGATCAACAGATACCGATGATGGTTTCTTGTCCTCTTCAACTTCCACCGCTTCGTGCAATGCAGAGCTTTCAATCGCTTTAACTGGAGTTTGGAAGTATGAATCTACCAATGTTTCCAATTTACGACCAAATTCTTGTTCTGTGGTAAACTCAACACTCTCTGCGAGTGATTTCAATTTTTCCACTTGAGTCTGCGTTAGGCCCTCACATACTGCATGTATAGCCTCTGTTTTTTTGTATTCGTTAATTTGCTTCTTCATTTCAACGGCAGATTTGATCTGTTCGTTCAATGAATCTTCCAGTTCTTCAACTTTGTCGGTCAATTCTTCAACAACGTTTACTTTTTCTTCTGGAATGTCAATGTAGTGTTCTTCGAACAATGACTTCATGCCACGGATGAAATCTTCAACGATTTCGGCACGTAGACCTTTTTCGATTGCCAATTGGTTTTCTTTGAACCATTCTTCAGCCATATAGTTAATGTAGTCGTCCAATTTCTTAGACAAATCTTCTTTAACTTCTTCAACTGAAGCTTCGAATTCTTCGTACATTGCTTCTTCAACTTCTTCCAAAATGGCTTGTGAACGAGCAATAACGGCTGCTTCGAAAATTGTGGTTGCTTTTGTTTTGAATTCTTCGGTCAAATCTTCACCTGAAAGCAATGCACCAACATCTTGGTCCATTTGTTCTTTCATTTTTTGTTTCTTCATCATTTTCTTAATCATTGCTTTGTCTTCGGCTGCGTCTTCGTGGCCTTCTTTTTCTTCAGCAACTACTTCTTCTTCTGTTTCCACTTCTTCTGGAACATAAGGTGCAGTTGCGCCAGGATTTGACTGCATTGTTTGTGTTGCCAACTTAGCCTTGATTCTGTCACGGATGGCAGAATAGTCTGTTGCAGCTGCTTGAACGGCTTTGTGTTCGGTGCCTTGTGAATCGGCAGGACCAGACAACTTTTGTGCAGGTTGTGCGCCAACTGGTGGTGTTGCGCCTGGTGGTGTTGCTGTTGGTGTACCTTTTGTGTAGTCACCAGTCTCATCGTCTTGCTTCTTGATTTCACCTGCAACTTCACCAACATCTTTAGTGCCATAAGCAACAGATGTAGGCAATTTTGAAGGACCGTCTTTGTGACCACTGCGTACAGAAGCTTCAAGATTTTCTTTTGAACCTTCTGTTAGAATTGCTTTAGCGGCGTCTGTCAGATTAAATTTTCCCATTTTGAGAATCTCCTTGATTTTATATTGGATATTTATAATTAAAGTTTTTTGATGAAGTTTTCAAAGATTTTTAAACTTACACGTTCAATATCTTTAGTAGAAGCTTGTTTGATTTCTCTCTTAGCTTCTTCATATTGAATTTCGGTCCATGATCCGTTTACCATCATCCACTCTTTACCTTCCATAATACCTTGTACAAAAGCACCAGGTGCAGAAGGGTCTGCTACAATATCTGCCGCTGTGGCCAGATGAAAGTCATCTTGAACTATGTTAACGCCGTTGATAGCTTTGAGAGAACCCATACCACGGGAAGACACACCTAGTTGTGCGCCGCCTTCGATAAGACTTCTTGCAATGTTACCCATTGGTGTTTCAAGAATTTTAGCTTTGCCTATCCAATCGGTTCCTTCTTGACGCAATCCCACAATAATGTGAGATACACGATCCAGATTGATAGATGGGGTGTCTGGGTGTCCCAGTTCACCAAAGGCACGATTTTTTTCAACATATTCGTTTACATAACGACCAACTTCTTTACGCATGGTTTCTTCTTTGTACATGCGGCCGTTTTTGTTAACTCTTTCAGAAACTAGGAATGGACCTTCAATGAAAAGAGTTTTCTTTCCATCTTTTTCTTCCACCAAATAGTTTACTGATTCGGTAATTTCTTTAATGAGTTTCATGTTAGTCCTTATGGTCTCATTCCGTAACTACCATAATTGAAGGCAGCCGGATCGGTAAATTGTCCACGGTCATAGTAAGCATTATCTTTACGCAATTCCATAATAATTGTGTAACTTGCATTAGCATTTTGACCTCTGGTGCAAATAGCTATATCACCATTATTGTTTGCGCCGACAGTTGGATTCTTAATAGTAATCCAATTTCCTGCACCATCATATTCACCATTTCCTTGCATGAATAATATTGGAACGCCAGAATTGGCCAATGTATTATCACTGTTTGCCCAATATAATTGTACATCTGAATTGCCACTAGCCACATCATACCACACACGATTTATCGTTAGACCGTAATATGGCAGACGACCTGTATTGGCTGTTGATGACATTAAATTTGCTCTAGAAGAATCTAATGCACCATAAAGAGTGTTTGCTTGAATTCTGGCCACATTATTTTCTTGACCACTAACACCATCAAATTCACCAGTAAGTTTGATGATTGCGTGTTGAGTATCATCTTTTAATACTTGATATGAAAAACTATTTGCCATTTGTAATCCCTGTTATTGTTTGAATAATATTTATACCAGTATGACAAAATTAAGCTGTAACACCTGGTTGAATTGCTTCATCTTCAGCGGATGCTTCTGGTGGGTTCATTATGTTTTGTGCAACCACTTGTTTGTGGGCTTCAATATGAGCCATCACTCTATCCTGCAATGCAGAATATAAAGCATCACGCATTTCTTTTGCGTCATCTTGTTCTGCATAGTCCACTATTTCTCTTGCTGTTGCCATGTTTATCTCCTAATTATAATATACGTTTTAATCTAGTGAAAGTAGTATCTTCTAAACTCAAATCACCTTTAACTGGCTTCGAACCACTAGAACTCTTTGCTTTTGGACTTGATGAACCATCAGAACTTCCGCCAGCTTGACCTTGGTCGGGCATCAATTTTGCCTGTTGTACCATTTGGTCAGTTTGAACCTGACCCATCATTTGTTGTTGTGCAACATCATTAGTTACTGCAACAGGCAATCCAAGACCCGATTCTTTTTCTTTGTCAATTTGTTTTTGCATTTCTTCAATCTCATCATCTGTTAGACGCAACACATTCTGTTGAATCCATCTTTGTGAGAAATAACGACCAGTATATGGATCGACTGCACCTAACAATGACAATCTTTGATTGATTAATTCTGCTTCTTTTAATTCTGCAAAATTATTATCTCTGATAAAGTTATAATGAATGTTTTCTTTGAACAAATTCCATTCTTCATTGGTACATATGCCCTTAAGCACACATTGTACACGAAGAGCTTGGTCAAAAACATCCGAGAATTTGTTACGAAGTCTGTCAACAAACTTAGAAAACTTTAATTCATCTCTAGTAATCTCTGAGGTACGACCAAGAGAGAAACTTTGATTTGGTTCTAATCTAGAAACTGGTACACACAACGCACCGTATAATTTCTTTTGGAAGTACTTAACATCTTCCAATTCACCTAGGTTTTGTCCGCCCGGTAGTGTGGTAATCTCTGTGCCTTTACCACCTTCTCTGCGTGGTAACCAAAAGTCTTCCATCATTGACATAAACTTACGATCATCACGGACTTCACCTGTGTTTGCATCATAGACAAGTTTGTTTTTATACTTAACCATAATGTCACGGAGATATTGTTCCGCTTTTAATTTAGGAAGATTACCAACGTCAATATAAAAGATACGGCGTTCAGGAGCTCGTGAAATCCTATAGATAACTGTTGCATCTTCAATCATTCTTAACTGGTTCAATGGCTTGATTGCCTTGTGTAGATATGACAACACAACTGCCCTACGAGAATCCATAAGGCCAGAAACCACCGAGATGATAGAATCTGTTGTGATGCGTACACCAACTGGTCCAAAATTGGAGGCTGATCCTGAGACTACCTTGTCGTTATAGATGTAGTACTCATTCACAGGATTCATAATCTCCACACCTGTGCGTTCATCTTTTTGTTTCTTAATCTCACGGACTTTACGCAATCTACGTGGATCAATATATCTTAACTCTTTAATACCTTCTTGTGGATTCTCACGGTCAATAATGATGTGATAATACATTCTACCATCAACATAGTAACGGCGGAAAATATCCTGAGCCATGTTTTGGTAATTGAATAGACGAAGAATGGTATTGAATTCTTCTTTGATGGCCTTTTTAATTTTATCTGGTTGTTTTAAATCATCCAGAATAATCTCAGTGATTTTACCATCATCATCTTGTACAATAGCTTCATTAACTATATCATCTATCGCAGATTCAATTTCTGGTTGCATTGCCATTTCACGGTAACGAGAGATAAGTTCAACCTCATTCTTTGCAGTACCGTCTAGGTCAACGTATGTGCCGTAATAAGCGGCAGATGTAATAGTTAATGCGCCATCATCCGTAGTTGGAGGCGCAAAAGATTGTTGAACGACTTTTTCTTCCTCATCCTGTTGACGAGAAATTGTAAAACCGAACAGTGAGAACTTGTTTGTATTTGCCATATTTTGTGTGTAATTATAAAATCAAAAAAACATGGAGGGCACAAGGCCCTCCTCATATATCAAGTTGTTGTATTTGTTTCCCAGAACT